CGAAACGCTCGATTTTGTCTTCGTCAAGCATGACAACAAAGACAAGACCAAGCGCCGGGGCTTCACTGGCAAGCATGCCGAGACTACTCGAAGTGATAGGAGGCGGGCCATGACAGCCCCCCTTGCAGAACGCATCAGCAAAATCGAAGAGCTGATCGTTGAAAATAAGGATGCGCTTCGCGAGCATTGGGCCAATGCAGATCAGACCAATGTCAGCGACACAGACATCAAGAAGGCCTCTGACCTCAACGCGTCGATCGCGTCGCTCGAGCAGCAACACGCGGCGCTCGTGGAGTCGGAGAGAATTTTAGCGGGAACGGCCGGCAACGGTCATGCCGCGCCAGGTGGTGGCAACGGTGCAACGCATCGCGCGTTGACCATGTATACGCCGCCGGCGAAGTCGGACACGGTTGCTGCGCCGGCGATCGTGCACAACAAGAAGGAGCTCGCGCCGTTCGAGTACGTCGTGCGCGCGGCGGTGGTTGGTACTTTCGCCAAGATGTGGAGCAAGTCGCTCGAGGAGACACGGCTGCGCGTCTATGGCGATGACGAAGTTGTCAAAGGCTCGTGTGAACTAATCTTGCGCGCGCCTTCGGCTCCGGCCATCACGACAGTGACTGGTTGGGCCGCTGAACTTGTCCAGCAAACATATGCAGATCTCATGCCATTGCTGATGCCATCGGCCATACTTACGAGGCTTGCGGCGAAAGGATTGGCGTTGAGCTTCGGCACTGCTGGTCGCATCATCATCCCGACACGCAATCGCACGCCATCGATAGCGGGCTCGTTCGTGGGTGAGGGACTCGCGATTCCAGTTCGCCAGGGCGCGTTCAGCACACAGACTCTTGTTCCGAAGAAGCTCGCTGTGATCAGCACTTGGACCAGGGAAATGTCCGACCACTCAACTCCTGCAATCGAGGGATTGATCCGCGAAGCGATTCAGCAAGACACGAGCGTCGCGGTCGATACTGTGCTTATCGACGCGAATCCGGCAACCGCGATCCGGCCCGCCGGTCTGCTCAACGGTGTTACCGTGACAACGGCGACAGCCGGCGGCGGTCTGGCGGCGTTGATCGGCGACATCACCGCGCTGCTCGGCGCGTTGACGACAAACACTTACGGCAATGTTCGGTCACCTGCGTTCTTGGTGAATCCGACCGACATGCTGCGGGCGTCGCTGGCGATGGCTGCGAATACCGGCATCTTCCCGTTCCGCGACGAGATTCGCGGCGGAACACTCAATACGGTGCCGTTAATCGACAGCGCTACGGTTCCGGCGAAGACAATGATCCTTGTTGACGCCGCGGACTTTGTGGTGGTGGGTGGCGAGGCTCCGAGGCTTGAATTATCGGATCAGGCTACCCTCCACATGGAAGACACAAACCCAACTGAATTAGTGGCTTCTCCAAGCACGGTTGCTGCGCCTCAAAGGTCGCTATTCCAGACGGATAGTATCGCGTTAAGGATGGTGATGCCTTTGAATTGGACTCAGCGGCGCGCGGGTACGGTTGCCTTCACGCAGAACGTTACCTGGTAACATACCCTTTTGTGCGGGCGGTTCACGTCGCCCGCTCAAACCCTTTCTCAAACCTAGGAGGCCTAACATGGCAGTACGTCCTACGCCTACCCAAGACGAACTCAATCGCGCTGCATTGGGCGAGCATATCCTCGAGCACGAAGACGATGGCAGCGGGCCGGATCCATTCGAGGAGGCAAACGTGAAAGCCCGTGGGCAAGCGCAGTTCGGCAGTAAGGCGCTCGAGTCGAAGCCGGCACAATCCTATCAAACGAGACATACAACTGCCGCACAACATACGCGAAAAGAGTAGGTCAACGTGAATGGCTTCGGGGCGCGCCCTGGTCGCTCGCACACTGCGCACGGTAGCGCGTGCAGTGGAGGGCGCGGTGCGCCCCGGACCATACTTCCTTTCAATATCCGGCGGTTGGTTGCCGGATGGCGCGCCGATCAATTGGTGGCAAACTGGCCAAGACATTATCCCGACCGCAACACGCTCGGCGATGGTCGAGGCATGTGTTTCAGCGTACAGCCAAACGGTTTCCATGCTTCCGGGCGATCACTGGCGCCTCACCGGCAAAGGCGGACGCGCGCGTGTCAAGAATTCAGCCGCCTCGAGGATCCTGAAAAAGCCGAATGCTTATCAGTCGCCGCTGGACTTCATGCTCAATGCAGTTCGGCAATTGTACTTGGAAGGCAACGCTTACGCGCTGGCGCTGCGCAACGATCGATACGAGGTCAGCGAGCTCCATCTGATGGATGCGACGCTATCGCGGCCACAGGTCGCCGGCGGCGAAGTCTTTTACCGCCTGGCCGGCAATGCGGTGATCGCGCAGCAAATGCCGGAGGCGCTGATTGTACCGCAGCGCGACGTTTTGCATTTTCGCCTGCATGCCGATCGCTCGCGGCAATATCCGTTTCCGCTCTGGGGGCAGACGCCGCTGCTTGCGGCGCTTTACGACATGGGCTTGGCGAGCTCGATCGCGGCACAGCAGGCCCAGTTTTATTCGAATCAGGCGCGCCCCTCGGCAGTCATCCAAACCGATATGCCGATGGACAAAGATCTTGTGCAAGAGCTTCGCGATCGCTGGGACGAGCAAAGCAAAGGCCTAAATCAAGGCAAGACGCCGATTTTGACACATGGGCTCAAAGTCAATCCGTGGGCGCAAATTCCGAAGGATGCGCAAGTCGCCGAAGTGATGAAGATCGCCGAGAACCACATCGCGCTCGCGTTTCGCGTGCCGCTGCAGATCCTTGGGCTCGGTGGTCCGACGTTCGGGTCGACCGAGGCGCTTATGCGCTTCTGGATTGCGACCGGTTTGGGCTTCGCGCTCGAATGTTGCGAGCAAGCATATGACAGACTGTTCGCGCTTAAGGGCGCGCCTGACGAATACATCGAGTTCGACACCGCTGCGTTGCTGCGCTCCGATTTCAAAGATCGAATCCGCGGATACAAGGAAGCTGTCACCGGCGGCATCATCGCGCCGAACGAAGCGCGGAATGAGGAGGGATATGACGACGTGACTGACGGCGATATGCCCCGGATGCAGCAGCAAATGATCCCATTGGATTTTGCTAGCAAGATGCCTCCCGCTGCGCCTGCACCACACGCACCGCCGCCAGGCGGCCCACCGATCCCAGCGCCAGCCGAAACCAAACCTCAACCACCACAACCGAAGCCCAAAGCCGATGACCTCCAACGGGCAGTCGACGGACTCCTCTCAAGCGCCGCAGCCATCAACCGACGTCGCATTCTTCCTTGAAGCTGCGTTGCAAGAGACGCTCGCGCGCGTCATCGCTCAGAAAGAGCTGGAGTGGGAGCGCGCGCTAAAGTTGATGGAGGCGCAGGCACAGGCGATCCTTTCGCGCTCTCGCGAGGACCACGTCAACGTGCGCAGCGAGGCTGCACGTACCGTGGCCGAGCGTCTGTCGCTCGTGCGCGATGGCGAGCGTGGGCCGCCGGGCGTCAATGGGCTCGACGGCAAAGACGGGGAAAGCATTCGAGGGCCTGCAGGACCAGCAGGGCCTCAAGGCGAAATCGGATTGCCTGGAATCCCTGGCGAGCGCGGCCCCCAGGGGGACCGAGGTGCGGCAGGACCAGCCGGTGCACCTGGTAGTCCGGGCGACCAGGGTCCCCCCGGATCCGCAGGCGCCAAGGGCGATAAAGGGGATGAAGGAGTCGAAGGTAAGGCAGGAGCTCCGGGGCTACCCGGTGTACCCGGCGAATCGATCGCTGGACCGCCCGGAGAGCCCGGCCCGGCGGGGCCGGCTGGGATTCCCGGCCCGGTCGGCCCCAAGGGGGAAAAAGGTGATCCAGGTCAAGCAATCACCGGACCGCAAGGCCCGGAAGGGCCGCGGGGCGCGCAAGGAGAAAAGGGCGAAAGCATCAAAGGCGAAACGGGCGCGCAAGGTCCGCAGGGGTTATCCGGGGGAGTTGGTCTAGAAGGCCCTCGCGGTCCCGAAGGTCCGCCCGGTAAGTTGCCGATCGTAAAGATCTGGCGCGAGGGGAGCGTGACTTATGAAGCCGAAGTCGTCGCCTATGATGGCGCTTGTTATCAGGCACTGCAGGATACGGCGCAGAGTCCCGGCGGGACCGATTGGATTTGTTTGTCTGTTGCCGGTCGCGATGCGCGATCTCCTGTTGTCCGAGAGCTCTACGACCCGAAACTGAAATATGCCGCGCTCGATGTCGTCGCTCTCGATGGCGCATCGTTCATTGCGCGCAAAGATGATCCTGGCGCATGTCCTGGCGATGGATGGCAGCTCATGTCGCGTCAGGGTGGTCGCGGAATTGCTGGACCGAAGGGGGACCGCGGTCCGCAAGGCCCGTCCGGTGCGGATGGCAAACCCGGCGCGTCGGCGCCAACGATAAAAAGTTGGAAAGTCGACCGCCAGCATTTCCTCGCAATCCCGATTATGTCGGACGGCCGTGAAGGCCCAGCGCTCGAGCTCCGCGCATTGTTCGAGGACTAGATGGCTGCCGTTGATTATACCGCGACTGTTCCAGCAAGCACGATAGACGGGTCGCATGACCTGCTCACGCTCAACGAGTG